CCACCCTCAAGGAGTTCGACTGTACCCTCTCCATATTCCTCTGTTCCTGCACCCACGGCTTGCATTGCCTTAATCTTGGCTGCTGCAAACGATGCCCACATGATAGCGATAGCAGGGATAGCCCAAGGAAAATGCAAATCTTTCCAAATAGCAGACGTTGCCGTTATCAGGTTCGAGGCTTGTGCTGCTGTATCAAGGGCTATCTGTAACTTCTGTGCCCTGCGTTGCTGCTCAATAGCTTTCTGCTGGTTCTTCTTTGCGTTCTCGACCTCTTTACGGGCAGTATCCACCTCATTGGCATAACCTTTAGAACGGGCTTCTATCTCGGCTTGTAGAACATTCTGCGTACGCTCTACTTCCGCATCAGCTAACTGACGTTTTTTGTCTGCTGCCTCTGCGTAAGCACTAATAAACTGGTTCAGCCCATCCATGGCATACGAAAGGCTCGTGTTGATGGCTTCTTTCTTTTCATCTGATAGGTTGAAACCTAACAAATCATATATATCTTTATTTTTGCTGTTCTTCTCTATTTCCTGATTGACGGCTGCAATGCTGTTCTTAATGGTAGCTATCTCTTTTTGTGTAAGTGTCTTACCATCTTTTTCGTACAAAGCCAATAGAGCTTCCAAACGCTTCTTTTCTGCTTTCAGTCGTAAGTCGGTTTTCTTGTTTTCGTTCTCTTCCAACTCGGCTTCCGACACGCTAAAATCATACTCTTGGTTAATAGCTATTTCACCAGCTCTAACCACGGCTTCACGCTTCTTGATAAGTTCTTCGGCTATCCTGATGCGCTCATCGTAATCTTTCTTCTCTCGGGCTGCTTCATCTTGTGCCTGCTTCTCCGCAAGGTCTGCCAGCTTCATATCGCGCTGCTGATAAAGTAACTCGGTCATTTTGGTAATATATTCCTCATTACCTTTCAAGTCCTCAACCTTACGCTGGTAGTTAACTACGATGGTCATGCGCTCACGCAGATAGCTATCCTCGACCAAAGCAATAGTGGCATCCTCAATCTTTCTACGTTCTTCAAGTGCCTGCTTTGCTGCTTCTACCTCGGGGTTGGTAGTTACTCTACTACCACCGCCGCCCGTGCTTTTATTCAGCTGTTTGTTTGCAGTCGCTATCTGTCGTACCATACGTAACGAGCGCATTTCGGCTTGTGTACGATAGTTCCATACCTCGGCTTCTTTCTTGGCAATAGCATCGTTCGTTTCTGCATCATTCTGACTCTGCTTTGCCTTTTCTTTCATCACGTACAACTCTCGCTGTGCGAGCGATACACGCATATTGCTGATTTGCTTTTCTTTCTGTATAGCCTTATTGAGCAGGGCAGCACGTTCTTTAGGGTTATCTGTCTGCTGGGCTTTACGACGTAACACAGCTATCTCATACTGCAGCTTTGCCTCTTGCGTTGTAACCTTTCGGCTATCTTTGGCAATAGCTTGCTTCTCGCGCTCCAGTTCGATATTCTTCTCAAGTGCATCATTAACCGACTTTATAGCGTTTCCTACAAGGGGTAACTTCTCAACCAGTCTTGCTGCACCCATAGCGAGGTTCTCAAAGCCCTCAACCACTTTCAGCACAAAGCCTGCCGCACTTTGCAGCGTATCTAACACACCAGCAAGTATTCGTTCAAATGGTGCCAGAACACGATTCAAGGCGTTCGTATTTTCCTCACTTGTACTGATACCCTTTGCAAGAGCAGCAAAAGCAGCCGTTACTGCTGCAATAGTCAATACGATAGGATTAGCCAATAGTGCAAGGAACTGCTTACCTAACGCTCCTATCAGCGAAGTACAGTTCTTTAATCCCTCGGCTAAACCACCCTCAAACATGGCACTAATTTCTTTCATGCCATTGTACCATTTCGAGTTGATACCAACAGCATTTGTGATAGCGTTCTCATAGTTACCTACGTTAAGCTGGAACTTTCCCGTTGCTTCCTGCATACGCTTCATTTCCTCGTAGATAGCTTTTGTTTCCTCAATCAGCTTTTTGGCTGCTGGATCATTCTCGCGCTCCGCTTTGGTTAGGTTGTTGATAGCCATTTTGTTTAGGCTATATTGAGCCGATAGCTGGTTGTACGAACCCTCGGCAGAACGGTTAAGCTGTATCTGTAACTTAGTCATTCTGTTTTCCTCATTCCTGAGGTTTCGTAGTTCGGCTATCTGCTTTGCCACATCACTTTGGGCAAACTCCAAATCCTGATATGCCTTAGCCAGCTTGTTCGTTTCTTGTGCTGCTGCCTTTGTCTGCTGCTGTCCTAACTGCGTTGCTCCCGATACTGCCTTTAGGCTCTGACTAATTGCCATAGCTCTTGACTTGATACTTTCTGTCAAAGTACCATAGACGGTATTCACCTGCTCCAGCTGACCTATCAGCTTCTCGATACTATCGTCAGGTGCTATCAAATCTTGGTAACGTATCGGATTCTGTTCCATATCTCTTATTTTTGTTAAATTTCGATTCTAAGCCGTTTTAATTGGTTCTCCTTATAACTTACCAACTTTGCTTATTTAAACGCTTTAGCGGGCTTTATTTTATGTTTTGAGCCTTCTTTCTTGATATATTCGTATGCGTTGTAATATTCTAACGTGGTCATCCGCTTTGCATCGGCACCCGTTTCTTGTGCGATTATAAGACACATCGTTTCAAACTCCTTGTCATGCTGCACCTCGATACCATCATGCCCCGTGTAAACCTTTGGTTTGCTATAGAGCAGTAATTGGTTATGTAGTGCCGTTGCCTTTGCTTTACGTTCCTCGGTCGTTCCCTCGGTTATCTGCTGCAACATCGTTAACGTCAAACGCTTGACTATATCGTAATACTCGCGGGTACGCACATCATCGAACAGAGCAGGGAAATACAATATCAGCTCATCGTCTATTTTTTTTTTGACCGAAGACATTGCCTCGGTAAACTCTTTGACGGATGCACCACCTAACAGCTCAAGCACCTTTTCTAAACCCTCTTGGCTCATATCATCATACCTCACTCCGTCAATCTGCTTAACAAGGCAGGCAAAGCTAAGATGTTCAACACTCTGCTGGTTCAGGATTAGAAAAACATTCTGCCGTAGGTTATCCATCTCCTTACCAGCGTTGGTGTTATCTCCCTGCTTAATATACTGCACAACTCTTTCAACATGGTTATCGAAATCGGTAATGTCCGAACCGATACCAGCATCAACCAACAGATAGCGGTTATAGACATGAAACCGCTTGATTGGTAGCTCATCAATGCTATCGTAAATGACTACCACATGTCCTGCAAGCTCTATCGTTTTCATACCAGCATACGTGTTAAGGGTGTCGTGAATACGGGCATAATCATATATATCGGGTCATCGTACCAGCATACGAAAGCGAACGATATGAATAGACCAGCCCAAAAGCTCATACAAAGGTCGCAACTGAACAGCTTACTCAGGAACTTATCTCCGTGAATCTGCATCCATTCAGCCCAACCCCATTTCTTTACCAGCAGCACCACGAAAGCAGCCGCCAGCGCAACGAGGATTATCAATTTAAAATTTGGTAACATCATACTCTCTCACATTCTTCATCTACAGTCATTTCTCCACTCAACCGAAACCCTGCAAAGGGTGCCATCAAGAATTGGTTATCAACCTCATCAAGAGTGTAACCATCAAAAACATTCTCCGCAAGGTGGTAAACCCTATCCACACGTACGGATCCATGTCGTAGCCATGCACGTTGTACTGTCTTTAAAAGCTGTTCCTTGATGTACTCCGTGTTACGGCTATCGGTTTCACTCCAAAGGTCGATAGTGCGCATATCAAGCCATACAACGAGCGAGAATGGGGCTTTTACCCTGCTACTTCTGCCCATCGGGATTGTTACCTGCTGTGGCTCTGACAGAACGAAAAAGCTATAGTTACCCAGCTCGGTGTTATCAGGAACAAGGCTAATGTACTCGCCATTCTTCGCATATATGTTAGGTGTGTAATACTTTCGCCCCTCAACCATCTTAACCAGTCGCTCTGAACGACCGAAGATATGGTCAAGCCAACTCAGCTCACCTAACGCATCTTGCAAGCCTTGTATAACTCTGTCAAACAGATAAGCCCGTTCCGGCTGCTTGTAAATTCGTTCTATTGCCATAACAAGTTTCTAATCTTTTCTATTAATTCATCTTTCGCACCTTTTTCCACAAAGATAACTCCCCACTTCTCCATACTCAAACCGAACATTCCACGACCATATTTCGCCATGATATTGGCAGCGTATGCCGTATCAGGAACTATCTCAACCGCATCACTACCAAAATTAATACCGATATCATCATGGAACACTCCCGTAATATACAAGTTAGGGGCATTGGGATTGCGCTTAACGGTGTACGGATAGCTGATAGTCTGTTTCCAATCCGCATACCGCTGTGCGCTCTCCTTCGTATTGAACCAACCACGGGGCTTAACATCTTCCGTGTAGTAAGGATGGATATCTTGCCCCTGACTGTTCTTTCCCTCAAATAACTGTATCTTTTGCTGTTCGACTATCTCACCACCATGCGACAGCAACGTTTCGCGTATGAGTGAGCCTTCCAGCCCGCTCTTTAATGCTTTAGCGTTTGCAAGTAATGAAGATATAGTCATAACTAAACAAAATCAAACGTGAGTGTATTTAACAAAACTCGGCTTGCAGGTCAGACAGATACGGTCAATGCCTCGGGTATCCAAATCCAAAGCCTCGTAGGCGGCTTTTAACTCGGCTCCAAGCCCCGTTTTTCTTCCCTGCGGGTTACCATCAACCTCATACAACAAATCAGCCGTAGCAGCGTTGCTTTGGTTGCGATTAACTCTTACCTGCGGGTTGAGTGCCAACGTACGTAACACATCGGTAGCCATCTGTAATTGTAGGCAGGTGGCAAAAATAGAACGTTGCTGAATAATGAAATCGGTCAAATCACAACCAACACTTAACTCCATGTTGATACCATAGTTATGGGTATTGGTATAAGTGTTATCCTCGATGTCCCATAGTTCAGGATATTCGGCAAACGTTTCAAGAGCATTGACCTTAAAGGGCGATACCATCATATATTTGGTTAACGCTTTCCATGCTTCAAGACTGCCACGGTTACAAGTACCACACGGCTCACGGCTCCAATCCTTAGTAACGTTTACGGCTTCCATGCCAGCAGGTAAGTCTGCCTGATTGTAAACAACATACCATGCACCCGTATCGCCCATATAAGGCAGGTAGCAGTCATCGAGGGTCTGCCATTCCATTGAGCCGTTACCTTTCTTAACCTCGAAATCGATAACCTTAAACGGATCACGCTGCGAGCTGTGGAAGATATAGAGCCGTACCACACCCGTTGCACCTACCATCTGCAAGCCG